AGGAATAACTGTATATCCAGAAGGAAAGTTAGTATCTATAACCACTATTTGTGGAGCATCAGTATTCACTTGACTTATATTAGCCTGCCAATAATAACAATTAATAGGTGTAGCTGTAGTTGTGGTAGTAGTTGTATAAGTAATATTACATATAGCCTGATCAATCTTCTGTAAAGCTAAACTAAGACTATCATCTTTATTAACACCACTACATGGAAGATTGGGACCATAATAGGTCACATTATCTGAGTTGACATTGTCACACCCACAGTCACAATCTTTTAAGTACTTCCAAGGCATTTTGATTATGGTATATATATGATATAGTTAATACCTACACCAGGTTGGTAATTATCATGAGCTTCTCCACCACCAGATTCTCCAATAGAAACAAATACATTCTGTGGAGGATTAGTTATAATAACACCATCACCTCCTTTTAATCCTGTTACTGAAGGAGTAACACTTTTAACTTGAGTTACACCTCTCCATACTCTTTCATTATCATCTAAATCTGCTTTAAATTCAAAAACATGTTCATTATAACTATGAGTATGGCCAGGATCATTAATAGTTACAGTAGCTTTATGACTATGTGAAGGTATTTGTGAAGCATTAAGAACTATTCTATTAACACCTTGTATAGATGCACCTCCTCCTCCAAGTTTAAATGCATTGTAAGTAGGATTACCAGCTATCCCTGGATTAACTTGATCTGCATAATCTTCTGTACCCATATTAGTAGCACCTACAAGTACTAAACCTCTTAAGTCTGGTGTACCATGATCACCATTACATAAATAAACCTTAGCCCATACTCCTAAACCAGCTCCTGTCATATCAAAAATACCTGTAGTATCACCAAAATAAGGGTAGATTACATATGGAATCATCTTACCACTTTGGTCAGTAGCAGCAGGAATATCTTCTAAATAGTCTTTAATATAACCATCAATCTCAGATTTAAGTGCATAATTAGTAGTTAAATCAAGTTTTGTATCAGCTAAATCCTTAGCTACAATACAAAGTTTAAGTATAACAGCCTGTAACACATCATGAGTATCAGAAGCAGAAGTTACTCCAGTAAGACAATTTGATATATTGTAATCAGCATTAAGAGTATCTATCTCATTTCTCATAAAATTAATCCTAGCCTCTATATCACATATAGCCTTTACTATAGCTGTTAATAAGACATTAAGATCTATAGGGTCACAACAAGGTAAATAACTCCATATTAAATCACATATATCAGCAGGTTCTACTCGTGGAATTATACCATTACCCTTAAACATCTCTGTAATAGCAGTTGTCATTTTCTCTAAAACAAGAGATAAAGGATCTCCTGTAGAGATCTCAAGCTGTGGAATATCTATCCCTGTATACTTAACACACTTGTCAGGTGTTGGGTCTGGGCATCCATTATAACAATTTTCGCAAGCCATGACTTAATATTTTTTAAAATTGAACTGTTGTTGTAGAAGTAGTGGTATAAAATACATAAACTACTTCGTTAGTTACACAAGTGGTACAACCAGCTGTTAATAACCTTACTCTATTAGCTATCTTATCTAAAGTAAACTTACAATCATAAATAGGATTAGAATACTTACGTATTAATATCTCTTTATAAGTAAGCAAATCCAATATAAGATTAGTATCTATATACAAATTTAATCCATAGACAATATTATTGTAAGCTACACGACTAGCTTCGTATATCTTACAATTAATAGCATTTATAAGTGACAGAATGTCATTACACTCTCCACCAATTATTGTTCTAGGAGGTATCATTTTACTACAGGTTGTTGTTGATTAGCTGCACAAGCAGGGCATAGTCCATTAGAATTTAAGTTGCACCCACACCCCACATTAGCACCACATCCTGAACATGTTGCTTTAGCTTTCATCTTATTTATAATTTATAATATAATTACTTCCTGTACATCCACAATCATGTTTAGCCATACGATCTAACATTCTGTTTGCCTGTCCATACAGTTCATTAGCTGTTATAATAGCACAGTTACTGGCTGCAGCTATGCTACCTTGTATAAGTAAGTATACAGTACTTAAATCTACTTTAGCTTGAGTTTTAATAGCTTGATTACATTCCATCATATCTAAATTCATAAATACTGTATAGTACTTTTCAAGAAGCACATCTACTCTCATATAAGATATTTTACTAGAAGCTGTTCCTTCAGAATATGTAAATGTATATACACCATCAGGTAATGCTGTTCTTATATCTGGTGCAGTTATCCCCATTATATCAGAAGTAAGTATATGAAATCCTAATACATTGAAAGGTATTGATTTAGAATTATATCCTGGTGCCTCCATAGTTAATGTAGGACTAACTGTTACAGGAGGATTATTTGGATATGAAGAAGCATCAGCAATAACAATGGTATTGATATCATGTGAATCAAGTACTACTATTTTTAAATTTAGAGTTGCCATTTACCTTTAAATAAAAATACCAGAGGATAGAGAATCCTCTCGCACCTCTGGTATGGTTAGACATTAACTACTTTAATTATGGGAATAATGTGCTAGTAGTACTTGTTGTTGATGGTGCTACTGCGGTAGTAGTAGAGCTTGTGGTTAAACAAGTATTCAACTGAGTTACTGCTACACCTCCATTAAGAGCTGTAAACAAAGCATCCATGATTCCAATAGCAGCTGCATCAGCATTAGATATTGCTACAATAACCATCTCATCAATTGGAATAAAGTCACCCCAATTGTAAGCAGTCCTATCCATATCATTAAATTTCAGATAGTAAGTGGTATAAACTTCACCAGCAGTCACATAAGACTCATAGTTTTGGTTATACCCCATCATTCTATATAAATGTTTCATATAGCCTGCTTGGTAGCTGTAGTAGTTTTTCTCTAATTGTGCTATTTCTTCAGCAGTACCTGTTGCATAAGATGATCTTTGTATAACAGCAGCAGTAGCTACAATATTACAAGCATCTGATACAATAAAGTCTACTGTAGTAGCTGGTCCTTCAGTAACAAACACTCTGAACCACATTCTGTCATATTCATGAGGGAAAGCAGCAACATCACATGGTACACCATATTTTGTCAAAGCTTTACCACTAATACGAAGAACACTTCCAACTCTTTCAAATGTATAGAAGTTATTCAATGAGAGGTTGTCTGGGTTATTACCAGGAGCTTGTTGTGTTAATTTTCCAATCAATTTATCAATCAATGCAGGAATATCCACATTAACACAAGGGTCAGCACCACAATCACAACAAGGAGCTTGTACAGATACTGAACGTGTAAATCCATTGAAAGCAATAGTATCAAGATAGCTTGAGTGAGCACGTAAAGTTAAAGTTACTACATCACCGCATTGAACAGACCAATTAGAAACATCAGTAATTTGAACTGCTGGAGTAGCACATCCAATTACTTTATACATTTCTGTAATATTAGTACCAATACATGCACCTGCAACACATCCTTTAATTTTATCGGAGCGTTTACTACCTTGTAAATAAGTATTTGCTCGACCTTGAGCAAAGTAAAAGTAAGGAGCTGCTGCAGCTGTTGCTGCTGTAGCTACTGTGTAGTCATTCTTAAAAAGCCCAAAGACTCCTGCACCTAAATCCTGTGTGCTTCCTGCAGCAGCAAGCGCAACTCCTTTAGGGACTACGAAGAGCGTGGTTAATGAGAAATCAGCCATTTTTTCTAAGTATTAAAAATTAATTATTATTCATTCGTTTGTATTCTAATTTGAGAAGTTTGAATTGCAGATTGGTTCTCTATGTACATTGCTAAATTCTGTACAGCCAAATCTAATAGTTCATCTTCTAAATATACTTCTAATTCACAATCCTGAGACAAGGAATTCTTTCCATCAAATTTCACATAACCTTCTTTGTCTATATATACAGGATATCTCATATATGAAACATAAATACTTTTAGGTGTAAAAGTACCATCTGTAAAGATACTAATTTCATCTGATGATAAAACGTTAAAAGTCTCCTGATACTCAAATGATGGTTTATAGTGATCATTGTTCAAAATAAATTGTAAATCACCATGCTTAGCTAAATCTCTATTAATCCAAATGATTCTATCTTTACATCTACCCTTGTCAGCTAATACATAGCTATCAATATAGAACATGTATTGTGGTAGTAGTTTACCTAAGTTAGCAGAATACTGATTTAGAACTTTGTTTGTTTTCTTAAGAAGAAGTTTACCTTCATCATAATCTACAATTAGAGCTTGTAAATCTTCATATCTTTTTTTAAATGCATCCAAACCAAGTCCACTTACAATACTAAAACCATCAGTTTTCTGTTTAATTAACTTAATCTGAGCTTCATTCAAAGCTAAGATTTTGTCTTCTAAAAAGATTTGCTGATGAGAATTAGTTGAAAGCTTATTAAGTCTCTGGTCTATCTTATACAATAAACTATCTACTGGTATCATACTGATGCTATTTTTTTAGCTTTTAATTTTCCTTCTAGGGTTAGTAAATCATCTTGATGCTCATCATCAGCCAGATATTTCACTAATTCATCTTCATCTTTAGCTACTTCAAACTCTCCTTCATAAATTCTACCACTATTTCTAGTACGATAGATTGAATGAGCTAAAGCTTGTTTTACCAAATCTTTAATATGGAGCAAGTTTTCCTTCATATCAGCAAATGAATTAAACACTGTCACAGGATCTAAACCAGAATATTTACCTTTTTTATCCATCTCTGTCTTTTTAAGTAAAGTATCAATCTGATTATATACTATTTCCTCTCTAGTATCTTCAGTCACTGGAAGTCCAAGCAATCTTGCTACTTTACGTTTCTTATCAATTGACATGTTATCAAACTTAATAATAGCTTTGTTGATAAGTTGTTTTTTCTTGTATAACACTGCATTCTCAATTTCATCATCTGCTACATAAAATTGTGTATCTGCTGGATATTCTCCTCTTTCCCATGCCTGATATGAACTGGCAATGGTAGGATGTACTCTTAACCATGCAAATGCTATAGCCAAGTAAGGATTACTCTGATCAAACAAATTATCACCATCTAATAGTTTAACAGGTTGCACATGTTCATTATCATCTGATGATGTTGATAATCCATAGTTCCAAAACTTAGAACGAGGACCTAAATCAATATCTCCTAGTTCACTTTGTAGTCTGTCTCGCAACTTGGTAACTCTTTCAATTTCAAGATCTCTTTCAACTGTATCTTGAATTCTTTTTATATAAACTGCATCAGGATCTAATCCAGTACGGTATTTACCATCCATTTCCTTATAGGGAAACTTAAATACTCCTGTCCCTGGAATTCTGGTTAAGCCTTTTTGACTTAAACCACCATCCATCGTTTGCTGGTCTGAGCTGCTACGTTCTACCTTAATAACAGCAATTTTGCCTACTCTTTCCATATATTTAGTTATTTGGTTTTGCTGCAGGAATAGGAATCGAACCTATAATCTGGAACCCATTGTTCCACCTGCATATTTTGAGAGCTATTCCCCTCCGTGGGAGAGAAGGGGTTAGAGGGGATTCACTCTCTCTCAGTTCCTTAGAACTGAGGAATTTCTTCAATAAGTACTGTTCTGGACAAGTCTTCAATGAATATATCACATCTGTCTTTCATCCAAATTTCATAACCAGGGAATTTGTTAGCAGAAGACATACCTTGAGATTTTGCAAATCCTAAGTGGTGTCTAGTACCATCAATATAACCCCAAGTCATAGAAGGAGCACCTTTCATACGTACCTCACGAATGTTGTTAACCATAGAGCCATCAGACATTGGAGAAACATCAAACACGAAGAATACTGGTGTTGATTTTTTGTTTTGTCCAAACTCTAGGTTAGTTTGAGGTAAATCCAACTCTTTCAAGTGAAACAACTCAATTTTACCAGTTTCACGAGTGATCATAGA